AGTCCTCTAGCTTTCATGTCTTTCTTGGATTCCAAGAAGATTGCACCTTTACTGTCTGGCTTCATTAGCGGTGAGATAAGGTCAGTCTTAAGCGTTTTCTCTTTAGGGATGCTTGCCGATTTTAACCAATCCTTCATTTGCCCCCAAATCTGCGCTCTCATGTTGCCGTACATCATAGGGTTGCGGCTTTTGTTTGCAAAGTTTACACCCCGTATCTTGTAGCGTTGTTCTTTGAGCCGGTCAACCACACCTGCGCCAAGACCACCTTCATCTATGGCTACTACGGCTGGGTTGTACTGCTCGATTGCTTCAATCACATGGCCAACCACTACCATTGTATCGTCGCCCTTAAACTTGCGGATCTCTACGATGTCCCGTCCTTGACGCACTGCAATAACAGTTGAGTCACTTCCAAACCTTGCGGGGTCTACCCCAACGACAATGGGCGCGGAGTCATCTTGCCACTTCTCCCGTTTCATAGCGTCATCTACTAGAGTGGATGGTATAAATTGATCATCCCCTTCTGATGGAAATGAACCATACACTTCAACGTGCGCCTGATAAGAATCAGCGCCGTATTCTTCAATAATCTGGTTGTACACGTTCTTGTCGGTACCTTCTACATCCCGAGCGTCCACTTGCCTAGATTGCCAAAAGTCCCGTTTGCTACCCTCAATCGCTTCGTAAAAATAGCCTGTATTGCGACGCGGGTTAGAGAAGCAACACCAAAAGCGGTTGGGTGTGTTCTCTGTAAAGAAGCCTGATGTCACCGCCCAGATGGAGTCGTCAATACCGCTGGCCTCATCGAACACAACCATTACGCCATCGTAGTTATGCACACCAGCGAACGCGTCAGGATTCTCAGCACTCCACAATCTACCTTCCAAGTTCCAGTAGCGGGTGCCTTTCTTCAGATCACGCTCGACCAACTCGGTCAGCCACTTAGCGGGCATGACCCTAGTGGCGCTGATTTCCCACCAGTAGGTGTTAACTGACATAGACGACCACTTAGTGATCTCGGCCCAAGTGACAGACCTTAACTGCGACTCGCTGTTAGCGGACACAATAACAGTAGATCCGATGCGAGTCGTCATCATCCATAGCACTAGCCAAGACACAAGGGCTGACTTGCCAATACCACGACCAGAGGCAATCGCTAGTCTAAGAACATCAAAGTCAATCTTGCCATTGTTCTTCTTGATGTGTTCGCCAAGGTCGTTGAGTACCTGGCGCTGCCATTTACGAGGCCCAGTAAAATGTTCAAGCGGTGTGCCAACTTCACCCCACGGAAAGGCAAACATCACAAACGCTAGTGGGTTGTCTTTGATGGCTGGCGACCATAGCCGCGCCATGAGTTCTTGTTCATCTTGGGCTGAGTAGCGGGTAGTTTGCATTAGGCTGCTTTTGGCTCTTTACTAAGTTCTTTAAATTCTACAACTTCAGCCTCTTGGTGCGTGAGGGCGTCAATGACTCTTGACTGCGCTTGCTCAAGAGCAGCGGTGATGGAAATGCGCTGTTCAACATCAATAGAGAGTTGTTGCTTGGCGACCCAACCGTGCTGATGCTGGAGGATGGCAAGGGCGGCTTTAGCGTCGCCTTCTTTTGCAGCGGTATGCAAGACTTGGGCCATTTCACGTTCACCTTCTGCTCTCCCTTTGAGTTCTGCGTATTCAGCGATTGGATCAAATTGGGTCAGTTGCCTGTACTCGGTAGGCGTCATTCCTGCGGCTAATGCTAAAGCGTCACCTTTAAGCCCGAGCTTAGCGGCTTCTAAGATCGCCTCTAATCGCGCTTCGGTTGCTTGAAGCTTGCGAGGCTCATACGCGAAAGAATGGAAGGTCATGGCGGGATGTTATCACTTTTTAATAAAAAATAAAAATTGTTCGTGATACCTCCGTAGCCACAACACAAAAGCACAAGGCCCTACCCCCCACCCTTAAATTGAAAGTTAATTTTTATTAGGTTAGTGGCTACTAACTTTTAGCTGGCACTTGTGGACATTGTGGATTTGTCCACGCAACTTAAGGGCGCGGATCATTCGGTTTTGCTTTTCCCTTTTAGCTAACGGGCGCGTAGCTTGTGGACATTGTGGATAACGGGTTTTAAGTTTGTCCAAACTGTCCACAAATATTTTGGTTTGAACTGTCAGCGCGAGTGAAAAGCAGGATAAAAACGCGGACAATATGGACAATGTATCTTGTCCACGCCTATTAGCGCCCCGCTAAGTGTAATTTTTACTATATATAAAATACAACTCTTAGCTATATATCTATAAAACATTGTCCACAATATCCACAATTTAGCAGCACCCTTGATTTTGTAAGGGTTTGCCGTCGATCATTGTGGACAATTCACGCCACTTTTAAATTGTCCGCAATCAATCCACAATACCCGCAAAACAATCCACAATCTATCTATTTTGCACTTATGCAATTTAGTGTATAATTACGCTATTGTAATTTCACTAGGAAAACATAAAAATGCCCGCCAAATATAACTTGCTCCCCTTGACCACTTTCGCGAATCAAACTCAACTCGATTCAATCCTTTCGCTATTGCTTACTCATGCCAAAATTACGCGCACGCAATATTCCGCAATCATGGCCTTTTGCGCTGGCGCGTATCCTTGCTCACTTGAAATAGATCAACGCATGGCAAAACAAATGTTATATATAAATAGAAACGGCGCAGCGTATCAACTTAACAACCGGTCAAAAATGCAATATATAGGTGAAAACACCTAGAAAATAAATTACATTTATCTGTAAAAACACTTGACAAGCGTCATAAACTCTTTTACAGTTGTATCTAGCAGTAGAAACACCAAAGGCATAAAACACCTTTTTAATCCACTAAAGTAAACGAAAGGCAACAAAATGGAAACTAAAGACCAAATTCTCACCCCATCACAGGCTGAAAAAGAAATAGATAACGGCTTGCGCCGCATGGTAGAAAACATCGCGCGCCAACTGACTGAGGGATTAGACCAAGAAGATGCAGCCGAATACGCCGAAGATGGCGAGGAGTTCACCGCGTGGGATTACTTGCGCGATGCGCTTGATATTAACTGGATATTAAACAACGATCGCACTTACAAAGGCGCCCGCGTCTTAGTCGCCTTTGGTGGGCCGAATATCTGGATTGATACCGTCAATGAGCAAGTCGAGGGCTATTGGTGGGGCGATAAGTGCATTGTTTCTTATAACGATGCGATCGAGCTTGATTCCACACTTGAACAACTTTTTAACTGTTAAGGGGCAAACACATGAAAAAGACTACATTTTGGGATTATTTGGGCGCAACCATCATGGGCGCGATTCTTGGCGCGATGTTTGCCTATGGCGTGTTAGGGGGGTTTTAATGTTTACAGTCATATATAAAACTTATATGGGCGGCGTTGAATCATACGTTTATCGCCGCTTTACTAATCGCGCCAACGCGACAACTTTTGCCCGCAAAACGGGCGGCACAATAGAAAAGGCATAAAACTATGAACACATTAGATATAAACACCCGCTATGATTTAGCCGAAAAGATCGCTAGACAATGGACAGATAACGCCGATTTAAAAGAAATAGAAAGCTATTTTTTTAATAGTCAATTTGAATATTTAAACGATCTACCCGATGATGAATTGCTAGACGTTGCAAAAGATCAAGGGGTGCAGCCATGAGCAACGCTAAATTTGAGGTTCAGGAGCTAACGATTTGCGATGGCTGGACAAACACGTGGCACGAATGGGATGACGACGACAACGAGATACCCATGCAATTCGATAGCTTTAAGGCTGCATTAGAGGAGCTAGACCAGTATTTATATGATTATGAAAAAGCATACAACATGGGCGATATTAGCAGCCCCGAAGATCGCGACAATTTTAGAATAGTAGAGGTAAAACAATGACTATTTATAATGTATACAACCATAAAAGCGAACTAATCGGAGCGCATAAGAACGCGGCCACGGCGTTAAAACACGCCATGGTATACCAACATACTACCGGCTGGCCAGCCTACGTTGAAAGCGAGGTAATGCCATGCTTACAGCCTTGATTGTAACCGGTGTAACAGCCTTGCTTATCCTAGTTTTTGACCTTTAATAAAAAAGCCCCTTAATTGGGGCTTTTCTTTTATTTAACTAGCACCATCTTAGGCGGGGGGTTTTCCTCTACCATACGGCGCAGGTCAGACTTTGCAAACTCCGCAAGATCAGGCGCACAAAAAATATGTTTTTTAGTATCAAACTCTCTAGACTTTAAACGCCCGCGATCAATCCAGCCCGCTTCTTTAAGCGCGTGTAAGAGTGCAGCTTGTGGCACTTTAACGCCTGACGGAGCAGCACCCGCAAGGCGATCACAGAGAGAGTGAAATGGCGAACCAATCACACCTTTAGCAAACTCACCCTTACGCTCACGCAGCATATCCACTAGATAAGACTCAGCCATGCTCATGCCATGCTCTACTAGATTTGCCTTAAACTCAGTCCACATCGGCGGCGCTGAAGGATTGAACTTAGATACATCACGAGCCATAAGCCATTTTGCTATGCAGGCAAACCCTCCCGTTCTATACCAATCCCAAATCTTTTTAGCTTGATCACTATTCATTCTTGGTGCGGTAGACCACACACAGAACCAACGGCGATCTTGTGAAGCCAAGCTAATAGGCACAGGGTCATTACTAAAAGCTAGCACGAACAGGCGATTTGCCATCATGTAAGGGTGCAGGCCCTTGCGATTGATTGGCAACATCTCTGGGGGCGCGGCAATAATTGGCTTGAGTTGGTTAGCCAGCTGACGACGTGTTGCGGCATCGGGTTCTTTTAATTCATTGATGATAAGTATCTCGGACTCCAGCTGATAACCCCATTGACTGTTCACAGAATTGTTATCCATGATGCCTCGGTTCTTCAAATGGTCACCACAGATAGCCCAAATGAATGGCGCCCAGAATGTGTCCTTGCCTGACCCCTCATCGCCTGCATGAAGGATAGCGTGATTGACCTTAATCTCAGGATGTTGCACCTTAAAAGCCATCACATCAAATATATGGTTCAGTTCATCTGACTCTGGCACAAGCGCTTGGCAATGATTCATCCACATGGAGATGTCAGATGTGTCAGCTTGAGCGACGCTTGGCCTTGCATCACGCCAACGATTGCCATAAAGATCACCATCACGGGAAACAATCACATCCTCGCCAGCAGCATAAGTGACCCCAACCAACGCTTTCGCGCCCATCGCTTGACGATTCTCATCAAAGCAGATTGATGCTTCTACTTTACGTCCTGTATGAATGGATTTACACGGGATGTGACGGAACAGAGCGTTGAACGTCTGGCGACTGACCTCACGTCTGTCTTGCATATCAAAGTAAGACTCATCGTCTTGGATGTAAGCAAAACGCTTGTACCAATCAGTTTTCTCAATACGTCCTAATTCTTTACGCTCAACTTCTGCAATTATCTCGGCAGCCGTATCTCTATAAATTTCATTGGGTGTTAACTTTGACAAGGCCATATTCATCTTTTCAGCAAGAAGTTCATCACGCAGACCATGATCAACAGTTGGGCCACCATTGTCAGCGACCCAATCAAGAAACATCTGCGAGCTAAAGTCTACGCAATGACCATGCAAACAGCAAAATGAACGATCAAGCGGCTTGTAACGCCCTTCGATGTTGCCGTCAGTATGCTCGGCGTTGTTAGGGCAGACAATACCCATCCAACCCTCACCATTGGCAGGCGATAGAATCATGCCTTGTTCATTGAGCCAAGTTACAACTGAATCTTTACCGGTATCAGCAAGGCGAATGGCTACATTGGTTGCCGTGTCAGCAGGGTCAGGCACTACATCAAGAGCAGCGCAGATTTCTTCAAGGTTGTATTCACGTTCAGGATGGAACTCAACCAAGACAGACGCAAAGTTATTACGACCAGGTTTCAGGTTTACAGATCCTGGCAGACGGAAATTACGCACTGCATTAGTCGCGCCTGGATCGGTGTAGCCTGCTTTGGCAATCGCTTTGATAGCTGCGGTAAAGTCGCCTTTGGTTGGTTGCTCTTTAAATGCGTAACCCCATTGGAATGACCCTTCAGATGTTTCCATAATCCAAGTAGGCGCAAGGGGTGGCTCTTTGGACTTAGTGCCGATGTCATCTAACATCATTACAAGGACGTATTCACAGTTGGCAGACGAGGCAGACACTTTGCCATCAGCAAAGCGATCAAGGATAAACGAGCCTGTATTGCCATAGATAGCCCAATCAGCTTTAGTCTTGACTGTTGGCAGGTAAGCAGGCCAAGTGCATTTAATTGCGCCATCAGCATGGAATTGCAACTCGCCGTTATTAGACAATTGTGGTTTTTGTCTAATAACTAATGCGGTCTCACCTTCAGGTGCTAGATTAGTGATATATTCTACAAAGTTCATTTATGGACTACCTTTCGTGAGGTTTGCCCCTTAGATTAAAACCTAGGGGGTTTTTATTTTTATTTACCGTACCGTTGCATTGAATGAATTTCTACGCCTAGGGGTATTCCCTTAGCCCAGTCGGGTGGCGTACACATAACTTCTTCCATTCGTTTCATCATCGTTTCGGGTTGATCTGTTTCTACAACAATTTCATCGTGGACATGAAGAACAACATCATCTAACTGGCGTAAAGAATGACGCAGTAAATCATTAGCAACAGCTTGAGTAATATTCTCACACGCCAATCCTTTCCACAATCTTGCTCTAGGCCATTCTTTTGCATCTACTGCTGGTTTCCACGCTGACTTAGCGTACGTTATTCCGTCCGCTTCTAATCTTGCAAATGGGTAACAAAGAACTCTGCCCGAAGGTAGAGCATACCAAAGATGTAAGCCATCAAACATATAGGTAACCCTACCCGCGCTAAATTCATGGTTTGGATTACGCATAGCCCTGGTATAGGCTTCTTCTAAGTTTTGCCAATAGGGTACAGCCCAAGGATTAGCTAATCTCCAGCCTGCTACCATGCGTTTAGCCTGCGGTTCGGGTAACAGAATACCGTATGCCCTACCCATAGCCGCAAACGCGCCTATGCCACCTGCAAAACCACAGGCTAACTCTTGGACTTTGCCAATTTGTCTTTGATCGTTGCTAACCTCGTCAACGGAGACGTGGAAGGTTGCACTGGCGTTAACTTTATAGACGTCCTCGCCTCGTGCAAAGAGTGATAGCTTCTGGATACCTGCATCACAGTTGGAAAGCCATGGGTTAACTCTTGCTTCAATACCTGACCAATCTGCGACCACGAGGGATTTTCCATCTGAAGGGATAAGGGCGGGGCGCAACATTCCTTTAAGGACATCGGTGACTCTGCGTCCAAAGGCAGGGACAATTGAGTGGCCTCTAACCATAGCTTGTCTAACGGCATCAGGATCTTGAGCGCACTTGCGGGTGAAGTTGTGGACTTGGGCGCCGTAGCTACTTGCCCTGCCTGTGGCAGACCCACCAGCAAACACAAACGCTCCACGAACTCGGTGATCTTCTTCATCTGCTAAATCCTTTAATCGGTTAAATTTCGCAACACTAGACGCCCATAAGTCGTCCGCACATTGGATAACATCTGCAACTTCCGGCGGTATTTGGTCGGCGTTTTCTTCAGCAAGAATAAGTAGGTTAGCTCGAACTGACTTGTCGATCGAATATTTCTTGTCGCCATCTTTGTAGTTTTCCATGAGTTTTTTGGCATCGTCGCCAACACGGGCAAGTACCCATTCCTTCATGCGAGGTGAGCGCACCGATGATATTTCGCCTTGGGTTATCTCAGATACTAGGTTCTCGATCTCTGCAAGTTCGTGGCTCGCATAACGAATCGCCGATTCAGCTAATGGCTTATCTAGTAACACGCCGCGATCATTGATGCGCTCGTTAACATGATAATCCATAAGCTCGTCAGGCGATAATTGCCTCATGGCTTGTGATATAGAGCGCATGGTTCGCACATCTTGTAGGGCGTAGTTACCCATTTCTGCTAACAAGGTAGGGTCTGTATTAAATGTACCATCTGCCCTTGGAATACACAATAAACGTATTAATTGATTGCCTCTGTGGTCTTTACGCATACTACTACTAGCAAAACGTCCAACGTCCTCTAATGAACCTGGAGCGCAGTTAGCCCGCGCTTGTGCAGCAGTGCAATACCACTGCGTTAATAAGGGTGTAGGCACCTTGAAGTCTTGACATAAAACATATTCAGTAATTAAGCGGTCAAAGCCTGCGTTATGCGCTCTAATTTGACCATCATCAAAAAAGTGTTGTGCTACACGTTTAGGAAACGGTTGATTAGGTTCCCATAAGGCAACTTCTTCATCGTCAAAAGCATACGCCATGCAGATAACTTCAGTGCTTAGGTCTTTTGCGTAGTTATAAGCGCCACGACTGCGTAAATCGCAACGGCTGCGTGTTTCGTAATCAAGCCAAAGTATTGTCATATTAGGTGGGGCAGCAGTCTTTTTAGTTTGAAATCCCTGCGGGCCATAAAGCTGAATAGTGTCAACCGCCCCAATTCTTTACTCTGTTACTACTTCAGCTTCCGCAGGTGCAACAGGTTGCACTTGTGGGATAGCTTGTTGCTTAATCTTATCAATGATTGGTTGAGCCATTTCATAAGGCGCTTTGCCTAATGCCATGAGGCAACCATTCACTTCTTCGATTGTAAGATCTAATTTAATAGACATATTAAGCTCCTGAACGACGGCGACGCGCTGGCGCGGCTGCTTCAGCTTCTACAGGCGCTTCAATTGCTTTAGGCGCTTCTTCTGCTTGGGCTTCACCATCCATACCAACCCATTCCAATACTTTGAAAACAGGAGTATATATACGTCCATACGACTTATGGGTGTAATGCTCTTTGCCAAGCTCAACTACTGGGACTGGTTTGTCTTGGTCTTTTTCTACTTGTGTAGCAATGGCAACTGCTAAAGCTTGAACCGCTTTTTTACCGCCAACTGACGTTGTGGTGTAACGCGCTTCCATACCTTTATCTTCACCATCAAGGCACTTAATAGACATACCAACTTGCGTTTCCCAACCCTTTTTAGCACTAGGAGGCGCTGCTTCGAGTTCAGGCAATGGCTGACTTACGCTAACCATTTTTTCAGCCAATACTTCGCCATCGCCCCACGCAATATAACCGTGAACAAACGAAAAAGGATTGACTGCCCAAGTAGAGTCATTTTCGATTTCGGTCTGATCTGCACCGAATACCCAATGACCTGTTTTGTCCATCTTAATAATGACGGTGCCTGCTGCGCCTACATCGGTTTCAATAGTACGCAATGCAGTTGCTAATGACTTTACTGAAGGTAAATTTGCACCGGAGAATGTTGTTAAATTTGACATGATTTGATTCCTTATTGAAGTTTAGAGAGGGCGCTTGTTAATTGCTGCCCAATTTGTAAAACCGCTGGCCTTGGATCAGAATCCTCAACCATCGTGCTACCACTGCTTACTGCTACTACTTGATTGGCAGGCAATTGCTTGCCATGCTTTTTCAATACTTTTTCTGCCTGAGCAGGAGATATTACCTTACTTACAAGCAATTCATCCTCAGATAAACCCTCGTTCATCATAGCTACCAAAGCTTGATCTTCGTCAACCCATTGGCGAATAGCTCGTTTAGCTACTAACTTGTAACCTGGTATGGGTTTACCCGCATCTAGCACTTGGTGCGCTAATCCACGTAAATCGGTAATCCATTGCTCTAGCGTATCTGCTTTTTTAAGATAGTCAGCTATTTGGGCTACATTAAGAATGTCAATTTGAGCGTGTAGCATACGTTCTACTGCGCCTGTCATCATAGGGCAAGTAGGCTTGGCAGCGCACCAACGGCAATGCTCACCTGCAAACAAAGGGGCATTAGGTTTAGCTGCTATTTTGACCGCTGCTTTAAGGTCTGTTTCAAATTCTTTAATGCGTTTTGTTGTAGTAACCCAACGCTTTACACTTGGTGGCTGGACAATAATGCATTCGATTTCGTCACAATCATCAAATACCCATTGGACTTCGGGGGTTCGCATAGCTGCGGCTGCGTAGAACATAAGTTGATCGTTTTCTTCAGCGTCGACAGCAACTCCTGAACCAAACTTCCAGTCAAGAATGAAAGCGCGTCTACCAATACGGCCAAGCAGATCGGTGCTGCCAAACACATCAGGAAGAAAGTCACCGAAGCCAACACGCGTTTCTGTTGCATATTCCATTTCCTTATTAGGGTCGATCTCATCTAATGCGCGCAGTGCTGGGTAAACCTTCTCATTGATAAGTTCATCAGTTAATTTAATATCGCCATACTTCATGCCAATACAGGACTCAGGGGTTTGACCTGTAGAAAGAATAATGTCCATGACGTTATGAAGTAGAGTGCCTTCATCAGCGTATTTGGATGATGGCTTTGGTGGCATCGCAGCGCATAAAGCTACTGAACCAGGACAAGCTATAACCCGCTTGGCTGTAGAGCCACCAACTACACGGGAATGTAAGACAGGAGCGTTCATTTTGTTTCCTTTACTTTAGTTGATTGAAATTAAACTTTACCACAACTTTTATTTATGTGCTAAACTTTTTTACATGAAAACAGAAAATAAAAATTTTAGGGAAGCAGAGATTGAAAAATACTTTGTTTGGGCCGTGGCGTCTATTGGGGGAAAGACTTATAAATTCAAGTCTGTCAGCCAGCGTGGGGTTGCTGATCGAATTGCTTGTCTGCCTAATGGCGATACGTGGTTTGTCGAAATCAAACGTCCTAAAGGCGGCATCTTATCGCCTCTCCAAGATGTATTTGCGGATGAGATGTGGGCGTTAAAACAACACTATGCTTGCCTTTGGACTAAAGAGCATATTGACACTTGGATAGCTAACGTATGAAGCTGCGTCCATATCAAGACACGGCTGCTGACTTTTTGTTTGAAAAAGACAGAGCCATGATCCTAGCGCCCGTAGGCGCAGGCAAGACGGCTATCACGCTTACAGCAATGCAAGACGCTATTAAGCAAGGGCTAGTTAAGCGTTGGTTAGTTCTTGCTCCTAAGCGCGTCTGTACGGATGTATGGCCTGTAGAACAACCCAAGTGGGCGGCGCGGTTAACCCTAAGTGTTGCTGTAGGTACAGCCGCCCAGCGTCTTAAAGCGCTGCGTAGTAGAACTAACGTAGTAGTGGTGAATTACGACAGTTTGCAATGGCTATCAGAACAATTTTTAGACTTTGATGGCATTGTATTTGACGAGCTAACAAGGCTAAAAAATCCATCTGGCGCACGATTTAAAGCGCTATCTAAAGTGCTAACGCCATTCAAGATTCGTTGGGGATTGACAGGTTCGTTTACATCCAACGGGCTTGAGGATGTCTTTGGTCAATGCAAGATAGTAGATGAAAAGTTATTAGGACGTGCCAAAGGTGCGTTTATGCAACAGTATTTTGTCTTGGTCAATAAGGACTTTGGCGAATGGGAGCCACGTATAGGCTCACTAGGAAAAGTTATGGAAAAGATTAAGCCTGCTACGTTTGTTTTAGAAGCTGGCGAATACGCCAATACGTTGCCGCCGTGCCATGTTGTCGAATTAAGTTGCGATCTGCTTGATCGCGCCCCGTACGAAAAGATGAAGAAAGATTACGTTGTTGAGTTTAAAGATAAAGAAATTACGGCAATTAGCGCAGCCGTTGTGACTGGAAAGCTACAACAAATGGCATCAGGTTTTATCTATCAAACAGAAACAACCGCGTCTAATACACCAGGGCGCATGAACGTAACTCAAACACCTTTGTGGTTTTCACACCACAAATTTGATTTACTAGATGAGTTGCTACAAGAAAATCAACGCGCCAACACGATTATTGTTTACAACTATATTGAAGAATTAGCTGAATTAAAGCGTCGGTATCCTAACGCACAGACGATCAATGATCCTAGGGCTATTGAGCGTTGGAACGATGGCAAGATTGAACTGTTATTGATTCATCCTAAATCAGCAGGGCATGGCCTTAATTTACAGCATGGCGGTAGCAAAATGGTCTTTGTATCTTTGCCTTGGAGCCTTGAGTTGTACGAACAAACAGTAGGACGCTTGCATCGTAGCGGTCAAAAACACGATGTATGGGTTTACCTTTTGTTAACCAATAAAACGATTGACCAAAGGATTTGGGACGCCTTGAAAGACAAAAGGGCAATTTCTGACATAGCAATTGAGGAGCTAAGATGAGTTATGAACCAGTAGCGTGGATGCAAACTTGGCAAAACCAAGATGGCGAACTAAAGCATACAGTCAATATTGAGCAGATTGGGAAAAATGATATTCCACTCTACACCCATCCAGCAAAGTTTAAAGAACTAACAGATGTAGAAATACGCACTATTCAGGATATGTGCCACTTAAAAAATGTTGGCTATAACACTTTTATTATGCGGTTTGCTAGAGCAATACTAAGAAAGGCTGGTGAGAGATGAGCAATTGGGACAAATTCTTGTGGTGGTATTTTGAAGGTAACTTTAAGTGGTATGTAATTACTTGGACTGTAGGATTGTTAATGGGGAAATATTTATGAACGCAAATGAACTAGCTGATTGGATTGAAAATGGAGCACCTTTTGGCAAATACGAAACAGCAAAGCAAGCTGTGGTTATGCTACGCCAGCAACAAGCTGAAATAGAGGCGTTAAAAATGGATATACATTCTTTGACTTATGGCGAAAGACTTGCTAAACATTTTAATAAACCAGTAGCGTGGAGAAGCAAAGATACAGATGGGCATTGGAATATTTATCAATCACCAGTAGAAGGCGCAGAACCACTCTACACCCATCCAGCAGACCTAACAGATGAGGAAATATTAGACGCTTGGAATGATGAATGGGTTGAATTAGATAAGGATGAAATGTTTATTGAATTTGCTAGAGCAATACTAAGAAAGGCACAAGAGAAATGATTGCTGATGATTTAGCTGATTGTTTAGACATGAGAGTAATCTACGGACTGCCATTAAAAGAAGCAGCCACTATGCTACGCAAGCAACAAGCTGAAATAGAGTATTGGAAGTCTGCTTTTGAACGGTCTATGACTTTATACGACCAAGTTAAACATTTAGAAGCGCAGGTGTACGGAGGAACAACTAAATGAAATTAATTGAAGAAGCGTTAAAACTAGCTGACGATATTGACGAATATGCGCCGTATACCAATATTGCTTGGACACTTAGAGAACTTGTACAAGTGATCGTACAACAAGAGAAAGTTATAAATGAAAAGATTGCAGCTTCTAAAAGCAAAATTAAAAGCCGCTAAAGCCGAAAGCATTATTCGGCACCGGACTTATAACGCCGCAGAACGTGCAGTTATTAAGTTAGGGAAAACCATTACTGAATTAGAAAGGAGAATTGAGCATGAGCAAGCTAAGTTGGCGTCAGTTAAATGACGTGCTTTGTAATATGTCTGAAGCCGATGTTTGGGGAATGTTAGAAACCGAGCGTTTTGGTGAGAAACGGGCGTCTGTATTACAACGATTACATCAACGCTATAACGTATTACGTGTATCCCGTGAACGTATTGAACTTTTAAAAGAGGCAAAGAACCCATGAGCAACCATGACGCCGTAAACCATCCTAAACACTATACAAGCCACCCGTCAGGAGTGGAATGTATCCAGATCACCGAACACATGAGTTTTTGCCTTGGCAACGCTGTTAAATACATTTGGCGGGCTGACGAAAAGCATGACGCCGTTGAAGACTTACGTAAGGCACGTTGGTATATAGATCGAGAGATTGCAAGGAGAATTAAATGAAAAAGACATTATTAACATTTTTGTTAATTAGTAACGGCGCTATTGCCCAAACCACTTACCTATATGGCGCTCAAGGGCAAAGCTTAGGCACAATTCAGCAGTCTGGTAATACTGCGTATTTCTACGGCCCTCAAGGTGAAAGCCGTGGCACCGCCATGCAGTCAGGCAACACTACTTATGTTTATGGCCCACAAGGGCAATCTGTAGGCACCGTAATGGCGCCGGTAGCACCAATGGTATATACCACACCTGTCTATAATCCATCATCTATGACACCTATTTATGACTCGATATTTGGACGATGACCCTAAGAACTTGCAATAACTGCCAACAACGCAAAAATAATGTAACTGGCAGCGTAGTAAATAACCCTGGCGGTCTTACTTATAAATGGTTTTGCCAAGACTGCACCACGAAAAGGAATGAAAATGAACGCTTTAAAAAGATTATGGATGTTATTAGTCAATCCACCAGCCGCAAAAACTTTAGCAATTAAAGAGCTAGAAAGCGCCAAGCGCAGCTATTTAGAGAATAAGACCCATGCTGAGTATTACTCTACGCTGTGTAGTTTTGATACACAACGCATCGCACGGCTTGAGAAGTATATAGAGCCAAATGAGTAGTTGGTTAATTATTCTTACTGGGGTAATTTATGCGTATATTGCCGTTGAGCAAGGAATCAAAGGTAACTTGCCTATGTGTATTTGCTACGTTTGCTATGCTGGCGCTAATGTGGGTTTGTATTTGATGGCTACTAAATGAGCTTTACCATTTACACGCATGATGGCATGAAAGTTATTCAATGGTTTTTTAATATAGATGAGCTTATTAAATCAATGCTTAATAATCCTAAAGACAGTTATCATCGAAACGGCTGAAAAAAATATACAAATTTCGGACAACGATGTCACATTTTTGCATGACTTTTTCTTTAAATTTCATGCACTTAACACACTTTTTTTCTAGACAACATAGTC